ATAAGCGAGCGAAATCGTAAGGCGAGGGAACAGCGCGCGGCTCATTGGGCGAAGATCAGCGAGGAAGAGCGTGAGGTTATACGGCAGAAGCGGAAAGAATACTGGAAAAAGCGGCGTGCGAATCCTGAATTTCAGGCGCGCAATAAGATTTACCAGAGGGAGTGGAGCCGTAAGCGTAGGGAGAAGTTAAAGAATGAGCGGAAAGAACGACAGGAAGATTAGAAAAAGTGTGAATAAAAAAGTTAAGGATGCCTATGTGAAAGCTCAAGGCGTTCTGTATGACCGGATTAAGGAAATGCCGTTGGGGAAAAGGTTTGTGTTTGCGATGATGATTTTATTTAAGAGACTTGAATAGCTATTTTTTTTGAAAGTAGTTTGAAAAAAAGGAGGATAACGTGATTCGATTTGTTGATTATAACAATGACAAAAAAGAAGCCTGCTATAACTTTTGCGTGGTAAGTGTGAATAATCAGTGCGCTGAAAGGGTGTATGGCCGTTGTCCTTTCTCTGGGGGAACTCCGGCGGTGGTTTGCCAGTGTGGAATTAAAAACATGGTGAAGCATGGCTGCGCGGAAAAAGTGTGGGAGGAAAAGGAAAATGAAGCCTGATGAACTTTATGAACTGATTAAAAAGACTGAGTACACTAAAAGCGGTGACGATGTAGATTGGGCTGTGGTGGTGGATGATTCTGAAAAGGTAGTGAGACTGCTTTTTGAAGAATCGACAACTAAGCGCGATTGGCATAATAATTTTGACTTTCCTGTGAAGATTTATAAGAGACAAGAAAGCTGTATGCTGATTGCGCGCGGCTGGGGTAATGCCTGGAAATCTTGTAATAATCTTGTTATGGATGCGCTGATTAAAGAAAAGCAGGTCCATAAGGATTACAGGGTGGAAATCTGCGGCTGGAGTTATGGCGGCGCGATGAGTGTGCTTGCAGCTGAGGATTACTGCTACAGAACACATGACAGAGCGGCTGTTATTACTTTTGGTGCGCCTAAGCCGCTTTGGGGTCGTAAGACTTGGAAATATGTGAGCGGTTGCGTGACAAGTGCTATGCAGTATGCTCATGTTAATGATGTGGTGCCGCTTTGCATTCCGCTTCCTGGTTACAAGATGATTAATAAGGTGAAGGTTGGAAGCGGCTTTTGTATTTTAAAGTTGTTTAAGGCTGATATTTATCACTGCTGTTATGGAGATGCTGATTTATATAAAAATCTTTAAGGGGAAAGAGGGTTTTGAAGTGCGTTATTAATTCGGCGGATATTGATTTTCTCAAAAAGAGTTTTCTTGCGCTGACTGCTAAAAGAAACTACATGAATCCTAGTGATTATGTTTGCCAGGTGCGTTATATGGCGGCAGATTTGACGCCGTTTCCTGGTAAGTTTTCTTTTAAGCAGTTTCCGTATTTTAAAGAGATTGTAGACAATTTTAGTCCGGAAAGTCCGATTCATAAGGTTTATATTATGAAAGGGAATCAGCTGGGAGCGACTACGGCAATTCTTGAGACAGTTATGCTTTATGGAATCGGCTGTAATCCAGCTCCTATGCTTTATGTTTTGCCGGATGAGGGCATGGCGAAACTTGCAATGGATACTAAAATCGATCGAATGATTGATACTTCCGGCCTGCGCGGTAAGATTTTTGCGCAGACTAAGAAAGCTGCAGGCGCGCGTAATACTGGTGATACTTCGTTTAAGAAGGAATTTCCGGGTGGTTATCTTCATGCTGTCGGCGGTCGTTCTGGTAACAGGTTCAGAAACTTTTCATACAAGATTGTTTTAGTTGATGAGCTTGACGGTATGAGTGAGAACATTAAGGGCGAAGGTACGATGGAAGATCTGGCTATTGCGCGTTCTGACGCTTATCCTTCTACCAGGAAGATTTATTTTGGTTCTACTCCGACTGTTGAACAGACTTCTAAAATCTGGAGACTTTATCAGCTGGGTGATGAGCGACGGTATTTTGTGCCGTGTAAGTATTGCGGTGAGATGCAGCCTCTTGAGTGGGCTATCTGGGATGAAAGCCATGATAATCAGATTGGCGGTATTGTTTGGGAAAATGATGAGAATTACCAGCCGAAACTTGAGACGGTAGGTTATAAGTGTCCGCACTGCGGCAAGATTATGAAAAACTATGATAAGGCTATTATCATGGAAAAGGGCGAATGGAGAGCAACTAAGAAGAGTGAGGAAAAGGATGCTCGAAGTTATCATCTGTCGCCGATTTATAATCCTCCGGGAATGTTTTCCTGGGAAGATTTTGTAATTGCCTGGGCGAAGTGCTGGGATTTGAAAAATAACCGTGTGAAGGATAAAGAGGGTTACAGAACTTTCCGCAACTTGAAACAGGGGTTACCGTTCAGGGAACAGAATGAACAGATTCGGCGCGAGAAAGCTCTTTTGCATAAACGCTTTGGTTTTGCGCGCGGTAAGGTTCCGAATAAAATGGCGATGGAGGATGCAGGTTCTCCGGTTTGGATTATTACCTGTGCGGTGGACGTTCAGAAAGACTGTTTGTATGTGGATACTAAGGGATTTAGTGCCGGTGGCGTGACATGGACTATTGATTTCCAGAGGTTTGACGGTCCTTCTGAGGATTTTTATGGTGTTTGGGATAGGCTTGCGACTTACATTGAAAATACAGTTTTTGTGGCTGATGACGGGAAGAAATATAAAATTGCCATAACTCTTGTGGATAGTGGTCACTATACTGACTGGGTTTATGCGTTCTGCGCTCGCTTTACTGCTGGCGTTTATGCTTGCAAAGGTTCTGACTGGATTAAGAATGGTGAGACTTACCAGCTGTTTAACCGTAAGACACTTGAAGCGATTGGACTTCCTCTGGCTTATCATATTAACACTGGTAAACTTAAAGACAGAATCAGCCGTGCAATGAATATGCTGCAGTGGGATGAGGGAACTAAGCAGCCGGAATGGTTTCCGAACTTTCCGGACAATTTCCATGATGATTATTTCCGTATGTTTGAAGCTGAGGAAAAGGTTGAGGAATACGATAAAAGGACTAATAAATATATTCGTACGGTATGGAGAGCGAAGCCTGGAGCGGCGAATCATGGTTTTGATACTTATGTTTATAATTTGGCGGCTCTTGAGATTTTTGCGGATGATATTTGTCGTAATGATCTGCGCGGTAATATGCTTGACTGGGGTGCGTTTTGGAATTACGCGAGCTATGGGATGTTTACGATGGAATAGGAGAGAAAATGGAACAGAGCGACAGGGAGTTTCTGCAATTCATAATTGCATTTTACAAAGAATTACTGCTGCATGATTATCCGGCTTATGGGGATACTGTGAAAACTAAAAAATTCTCATATCTGGAGTGCTGCTTTTGTGAGATTGTTATGAGCTGTAGTCTTGATGTTTGCGATGTGAAATATTTTGAAAAGTTTGACTGCGTGAAATTCATCCTGAAAAAAGAGGGGTGGAGTGAGCGGCTTGAAAAAATGAATCCTTCGGATGAATTTCTGGAGTGGTGCAGGAGGAATGGAAAATGAAAAGAGTTTATTTAAGCGGTGCGATTAGTGGTATTCCGGAAGAGGAATACAGAGTGAAGTTTACCAGGGCGGAAGAGTTTTATAAGGCTATTGGTTATGATGTAGTTAATCCTGTAAAGCTCTCTGATGAGCTTTTGAAAGAAAAGCCGAAAGCGAAGTATGAAGATTTTATGAAAGTAGATCTGGCGGAGCTTAAAAAATGTACTCATATTGCAATGCTGGACGGGTGGGAAAAGAGTAACGGCTGCAGGATTGAGAGGGAACAGGCGACGCTGGACGGGTTGATTATTTGTTATTTTAAAGTGCCGGAAGATTACAGTGAATTATAAAGGTTGCAAAATATAAAAATATGTGTTAAAAATATTTTTAGACACATGGACTGTCTTGCATTTATGTGTCTTCTTGTTTGAACTCCAGCTCGGCGGCTGGAGTTTTTTTTATTTTCTTTCCAGTTTTTTCATCTGGGAATTGAAGATGGACTGTGCGTCAGCTGCAGGCTTGGCCATTGATTCTGTGAGCCAGTGGGTTGCTTGGGTTTGGGTTTGGGTTACGCCGCGGAAATAGAGCATTTCTAAATTGAATTTTACATGGCCGCCTGATTTTGTGAATGAGGTTACGCGGTAGATGTTTTTATTGTATTTAAGATATTTGTTTTGTGTGTAAGCTGCTTCTGCAGCTGATACGAGCGCGGATTTTCCGGTGCTTTTATAATACGGATTATATTTAATTATCTTTTTATTAACTTTTGAGCGGTACATGGATTTCTGGACCGGATTGCGGCTGCTTCCGGATCTTGCTGCGGTGGTTGGAATTGAGAGCTGACCGCCGTTTGAAGCTCTGTGTGTGCCGCCGGTTTCCTGACGTTCTAGATAGGATGCGCGATCTCTTGCTCCGACGTGGCTTTCTATTTCTGAGAAACTTGTTGCTTCTGCAGGCGCGCGGTCGAAGCCGATTGACTTTTCTGTGAAAGTGTTTCTGAGAGTGAAATCCTGATGCAGTTTTTCTATTGCGTTTTTTCTGGTGAGTGCGGCCTGTACGTTTACAGTGGCGGCTGCAGCTTTGAGCATATCAGACTTCATATCTTCTGTGAGAAGGTGAAATTTAGACGGGTCATCTATGACCATTTTGTATCCGGAAAACATAAGTGTAATTATTGGTTTGGTGTGGCCGGAAAATCTATCAAGTTTAGTTGATAGTTTTTCTATGGGTATGGGTCAATAATGGTTTTTATGGTTATTGACGTTAATAGTCCTGTTGTAAACGAGGATTCTCAGACTTTTTGGCAAGATGAGCTGACTAATGCCAAAATTTTACTTTTAGAGATTGAAAAGGCGATTATAGCCTTTAATAAAAACGGAAATATTCAGTCTTATACGATTGATACCGGACAGGATAAGCAGACGGTTAGCCGTTCTGACTTGAGTAATTTATATCTGAGACGTGAGAAGCTGCTGGGTGATATTGCGGTTCTGGAAGCACGTTTACAGGTAGGGGGCAGCCGTTGTCCTCAGATTTGTCCGGGGTTCTAAATGGGTATTTTTAATTTTAAAACACGTAAACAGTTTGAAGCTGAGATTCATAATAAATATCAGAGAATGGTGGCTGAGGCTTTGAGCCAGAATGTTACCTGGAGCGGTGAAAAGTTCCGCGGTTCTCTTGGGCTTGTTAAGGTTTTTAATTCTATTGATTACTGGACGCTTCGTCAGAAGTCTATGGAGCTTTGGACTGATTCTCCGTATGCGCGTGGTATTTTGCGCCGCATCCTGCGTAATGAGATTTTTACCGGTTTAAGTGCGAATAGTAGTCCGAATGAAGATGTTTTGTGGCCTGGTAAG